CTCTTTTAAAAATTTTTATTAAATGAAAAATTTGAAATATTAAATTATTAGATTTAATTTATTTTTAAACATCAATTTTATTTATAAATTAAAAAATCTACTTCAAATAATTTTGGATATTTAAAAACATAATACATATTTTCCAATCTCAACTCAATTTTTTGTAATCCTATTTTATGATATCTATCATTAAATATTAACATTTCCATTTCATCATAATGCCTATTGACAGGAATGTCAACATTGTATTGTTTTGCTATTTCTTTAGTTTTGTCATTTAATCCTATCATCCAACAAAAATTAATGATTTTTGATTTAAATTGATCTTCATAATCCAAATTTATTTTATAAAAAGATCTTAACCTGTCTTCCAGTCTTATTATATTCGGCACCAAACAAAAAAATTTTTCATCAGTGTAACTGCAAATTAATTGACAAAATATTCCGCTTGTTTTGTTTAAACTATATGTACTTTTCATGTTATGATAAATTTGAGTTTCTAAACTTAATTGAAGAATTTCATTATCAGTTACTGATTTAACTATGGCCAATAAATCATCTCCTAACAAACACATGAATTTATATGGTTTTGTAGAAAAAAATTTACTGTAAGTTCTCATGTTATTAATTATATTACCAAAACCAACTGTCGTTTGTCCTGTGTGTCTCATCGGAGGTAATGAAGTTTTAAAATATTTCGTGCTAACATATGTATTCTTGTGTTGCATCATATAAGTATCTATCATATTTGTTTCTCCACCTAAAATGTTTTTATAAAATTCTTGTTCATATTCTAAAGAGTACTTGTCAGTTTGTCTATCTTGCTTGCTTAAATCACTTTCAAAAAATTTGTCAGTTTCTTCATATTTATAACTCATTAATTTTTTGTTTAAAGAATTCAAATCATAACCTTCTGCATAAATGACATTAGATTTTAACAATTTTTTGAATCTATCTTTTAATGTTGAAAAATAAGGAGCAAATAATAAACTCATCACATAAGGGTTCCACAAAACTAACCTATTCAAAATATCATTGTAATCATGAAAATGGTCTCCTTTTGTTATATTTTCTTGTTTTTCATATATGTTTATTCTATTAATTATCAAATCTCTATCTTTGTCAATTAAATTATTTACTGATCTAAAAATTTTTGACAATTCTCGATTTGTCGTCCATTGATTCATTAAATCCATATTAGGTAATAATTTATTTTTTTTATACAAATCAATTAATTTTTCAGATGATTCATTAAAATATGCTTTTTTGAAAAAAGAATTTTGTGTTTCATGTTTCACTTTGTGTTTTCTCAAATTTTCTCTTAATAATAATTTTTCAGTAAATGCTCTCATTGTTGACGAATATTGCCCAAAATTTGCAGGCCTACTCCATGTTGGTTCATAATTTAAATAACCCACTGTTGTTTTTGATAATTCGTAATCTCCTTCATTGATTCTGATTTTTCTTTGAGGTTTTTCTGTGTATCTTATTTCTTCACATGAATTGACATTTTCATAAAATAATATGTCTGCTATGTCTTGTTCAGAATGCACTTGATTATTAAATAATAAATTCATGTTAATTGTTTGTTTAGTTTCTTTCCATTTTAAAATGGTGTGAAACATATCATTTTTCAATTGATATCTAAAAGTTGATTTTTTCATTTTTTTTTTTTGAAGATTAACTTTATTTTTCTTAAATTTAGCATAATTTTCATTTTTTTCCATCATTTTCTCTTTTTGTAATTTCAATGATTC